CCTAATAAAAAAATTCTTGAAGAGAAGGTAACTCCCACTGGAAACTCTGGGCCCTCTACTCCACAGGAAGCTAAGGAAGGCAAGATGCCTGAGTCTTATATGAGGTCTTACTATAATGATGCAATGCGTGGACGTTACAAAAGTAACCCCGCTTTGAGTCAAGAAATTTCAGATAAAATAGATAAAGCCCTAGCAACCAATATGATTGAATGGGGTAAATAAAACAAATAAGGAGAAGTAAAAGATGTCACGTGCGATTACTACCGGTTATTATGGCTCTACAGATGGTTCCGATGGTGCCTATACAACTCAGGATATTTATGGTTCTGCCTCCGGTGCAGATCAGTCCCGATGGATTCCAGAGATTTTCAGTAAGAAAGTCCTAGTCCAATTTTACAATGAGAGTACTTCAGTTCAGTTGTGTAATACTGATTATCAAGGAGATATTAGCTCTGCTGGTGATAGTGTAGTTATCCGAAAAGATCCTACTGTAACCACTAGTGATTATACTATCGGTGGTACCATTGATTATGAAGTACCTAAGGAAGATGCGATCACTATGCTGATCGATCAATTTAAGTCAAACTCCTTCCGTATCGACACTATCGATCAGCTCCAGTCTGATATTGGACTGCCTAATCGATTCCTTGATGCTTGTAAAGAAAGTATGAAGCAGACTATCGATCAGGAGATGTTCAACTATATGGTAGCTGGTGTAGCTAATGGTGGAGCGATTGATACACCTATCGTAGATACCAGTGGTACATTGGTTGCAGCTGGTAATAGAGGAGTCACAGCTGGTGTTAACTCTGGTGCTTATGACCTTGGTGCTGAAGGTACCAATGGTGGTTCTGCCGTAGCTATAACTAAGGATAATATCCATCAGCTTATGGTTGAGATGAATGCTGCCCTTGAGGAAGCTAAACAAGTAGGTGACTGGTTTGTAATGACTCCAGCAATGGCCTCTAAGATTAAGCTGTCCGACTTGAATCAGTCTGATATCTCTGGTGATGCTACTGCAATGAAGCGTACTGGTTTGATTGGTACTGTAGATGGGTCTAAGGTATACGTTACCAACAACGCCCCAACCTACTCTGAAGGTACTGCTACTCTCCATGCGATCCTTGCTGGAAACAGTAACTTCTGTTCTTTCGCATCTCAGATCACCGAGAGTGAAACACTGCCAATCCCAGATTCCTTTGGTAAGTATTACAGGCAGCTCAATTGCTACGGAAGAAGAGTCGTTCAAAGTACGTCCGCAGCCTTAGCAATCTGTACGATTTAAATTAAACTAGGTATCACTGATACCCTTATCTTAGGCCTGCTGGGTATTCCCTAGCGGGCCTTTTTATTATGGAGAATATAATGACTAAAGTACTACACATATCAACTAATAGAATATTTGAAGATCCAAATGAATGGATGTTGACACACAAAGAGTTTAAGGTACTAGAGGAACCAAAGGTGATCAAGAAGGTGAGGCAGGTCAGGAAGAAGAGGGTTGTTAAGAAGAAGGTAGTTAGTGTTGAAACTCCTAAGGTAATAGAGGAAATTAAAGACAAGGAGTAATATAATATGACATTTTTAGAAATTTGCCAGAAAGTAAATGCTCTCTGTGGCATCCATGGAGAGATGACTAATGTACACTCAACCCCATACTTGCAGCAGAAGATAGCCCACTCAGTTAATGAGGCTTGGGGAACACTGCAACAGGAGAGTAGAGATTGGACCTTTGCTATAAAGAGACATCAGTCTTTCTATACAGTGGCAGGACAAGAGAAGTATACCGTAGCTGAAGTAGGTATAGAGGATTTAGGTACTTATATAAAAGGTGATGGTATCTTCTTAGAGAACAAAGCCTTAAATTATGTACAGCCATATCATTTCCCTTATTTAGACAATACAAATGAAGGGAAACCTGAGTGGTTTGCAGTAGATGATAGTACCACTGATCTCTATATAGATCTTCCAAATGATTCTTATAATCTAGATATCTATTATAGAAGGAAACTTGAGGATCTGTTTGTAACTCAGTACGATGGTGCTACACCTGTGGATGAGAATTACAATGTTCCTTTCCTTCCACTTAATTATCATAATCTATTGGTATATAGTGGACTCTCTGCATTTGCTACATATATAGGTAATCCAGAGTTATTTAGTAAATGGAACTTAGAGTATAATAAAGGACTTGGGGAACTGATGAGGGATTATATACCTACTAGGCAAATAAAAAGAAGGAGTATAATCTAATGGCATTTCAATCACTCTCAAACAAAGCTATCACTTTTAACAAAGGAATCAACAAGGAGCTCAGTGCACTGGAACTAGGTGCATCTGAGTTGTCTATTGCTGATAACTTTGAACTAGTGGATGGTACTTATTCAGGACTAAAGACTGTTGATGGTTATGAAAGATTCGATGGTACATCATTAGCATCCTCTACAGATGTCAGCTGGAATGTGGAAGATAATACATTAGATGACGATGCAGATAGGATAGCTGTTAGAGATGCTATCATAGAAGTTCCTGGAGTAGGCCCAGTATTAGCAGTATTCGAGTATAAGGATAAGCTTTGGGCAATTAGGCAAGAGGCTAGTACACTTGTTAATAAACTATATTACTGTGATTCTAATGGTGATGATTCCGCTGGATGGGGTGATAGTCTGACTATAGGCACCGCAGTAGGTACTCCAGCTAATAAGACTGGAGTATATAAATATGCTATAGGTAGGATGCAGTTCACTCATGAGAATAACAAGATTGTAGTTCTTTGCAATGGTACCACTAATGCCTTTGTATTACACATGGATGATCTTGGTGCAGCCACCTTGACAGAGATAGTATCAGCTACATTGCCAGCTGGTTACTTTCCAATTATTCCAGAGATATGGGACCAAAGATTATTCCTCTCATTCATAGAGGGCAATCTCTTTAATAGTAGCCCAGGAATTGATCTATTTGGTGCTAGTGATCCTTTTAATACAGCAACCTACCAAGGGGCAGGTGCTACATATATGGAGAGTGAGATAACTAATTTACTAGTTATGCCATCCGCTCTAGTAGTATTCTGTGAGGATCAAATTAAAGCACTTAAAGTAGCTCCAATAGCTACTTCCTCTGATCCCGGATATTCTATAGATACTTATAGTCAAAGATCTGGAGCTCTTTGGAATACAGCACAAAGAATCTTAGGCATGGCCTTATACTGTGATGATAGAGGTATTTCTACACTAGCCACAGCAGAGGCATATGGTGATTTCAATGCTGCAACTATAACTAAGAAAGTACAAAGTGTATACTTGACTATAAAAGAATCTATCATTGGAGCACATGTTGATAGAGAGAAGAATCAGTATAAAGTATACACACCAACAGGTGGACTAATAGTTACCTTTAAAGAGAAGTATGAGACTAAGGGTATCACTACATTTAGTATATTAGATCCTATTCATTGTGGATTTGAGACCTCTTGGATAGGCGGTGAATCAGGTTATGTATATAAAGTATGGGATGGTGCAACCTCTTTTGATTGTGAACCAATCGTTACAGAGTTCCAAACCTCTTACTTCACATACAATAGCCCATCTAGATTCAAGACCTTTAAGCGTCTACTATTTGAAATGCAAGCGGATAGAGGTAGTCAAGTATGGATCAAAGTTACATTTGATTACGCCTCTTCTAATACACCATCAGCTAATGAGATGTTGATAGATACATCTTCAGCTATTGATGTATCCCATTGGGGTAGTGCAGAGTGGGGTAGCTTTACATGGGGAAGTGCTACAGAGTTTCAAGGTTATCAATACATAACTGGTATAGGAACTAATATGGCTATACATGTAAGGACTCACCATTTATATTATACACCAACTATATTTCACAATGTACAAACAACATATTCACAAAGATCTTTTGACTTCTAATAGGAGATAAATTATGGCAGTAACAGATTACCGATACACGGAGCCTGAGAAGACTAATATGACTGTAGCTACTGGAGCTACAGCAGAGGCTACCGATGTTAATAAAGTATGGGAAACAACTAATACAAAACTATATGAGATTTATACAGATACCTTGATTAATGAGGGCAATGTATCGAAGGCTCGGGGTTGGGCTACAGCGGATCAAGACACGGAACCAGATCCTACTACTTATCCCGGAGAATACAGTTCTAAAGCTTGGGCTGAGGAAGCTAAAGAATGGGCTGAGAGTGCTGATGGTCTTATTGATCTAGCAGAAGGAGGCACATCTTCTAGTAAGAGTGCTTATGAATATTCAGTGGAATCTGGTGATTCAGCTGGAGTAGCATCAGGCCATGCATCCGATGCCTCTGATTCTGAAGATGCTGCAGGTCTCTCTGAGAGTGCTGCATCTGATTCTGCAGAGGAAGCAAGACAATGGGCAGAGCATCCAGAGGACAATGATGTAGATTCAGATCCCGGCTCTTACTCAGCATTACATTATTCAGCTAAGGCAGCCACCTCCGCATCTTCTATGACGGATTCTGTAGAGGAAGCAAGACAATGGGCAGAGCATCCAGAGGGCAATGATGTAGATTCAGATCCTGGTTCTTATTCAGCATTGCACCACGCAGCTAAGTCTGAGGGATTCTCTGAGGCTAGTGAGTCCTCGGCCACGGCATCTAGTGGATTCTCTGATGATAGTGAAGAATTTGCTACTGGCACACCAACTGGAGGTTCTTCTAAAGACTGGGCCACTTACTATATAACTGGCGAAAGTGATGAATATGTCCCAGGATCTAGCCCTGATGCGCTCAGTGCTAGGTGGTGGGCAGAGAATGCATCTGAGACTGCGACTGCTGGACATACTATAGCCTCTCACACTGATACAGATACTACAGGTGCAGAGTTGAATACTCTGACAAATGGCAGTAATGCTGATGCCTTACATGCACACGTTACATTGCAGTTAGGGTCTACTGATTCTACTGCATATCGTGGGGATAGGGGAGCTACTGCTTATAGTCATTCTCAGGCTGCTCATGCACCTAGTGATGCTAATAACTATACCCACCCGTCTACTCACCCACCATCTATTATAGCTGAGACTACTAGTGATAGGTTTATTAGCAATGCTGAGGCTGCAACTTGGAGTGATAAATATACACAAAGCCAGACAGATGTTCTTCTTGATGCTAAGGTAAGTGCAACTGGGCTTGAGTATATCAGTGATGATGGTGGGACCACATATGGCTGGAGACTGATTGGTAAGGATATAGATTCATCTGGAGATATTGGTGATAAAGCTGTGGATGTCTCCAATTGGATATTCTCTTCCACTAGCAAGGGGCCAACTGGGGGAGGAGCTTTTTCAGCTAACGGTGGTACCACAGCTAGTGGAGACTTCTCTTCTTCATTTGGGGAAGAGACTAAGGCAATAAATAGAGGATCTTTATCTTGTGGTAAACACAATGAAGGTTCATCTCTGACGACAGTGTTTGAGGTTGGTACTGGTACGCAAGCTACTCCTGCTAATGGCCTTGAGGTACATGATGGTGGTAGTGTGGTAATGCCTAGTCTGCCCACAAGTGACCCTAGTGTGTTAGGTGCATTGTGGATAGATATAGCAGATAGCAGAACATTAAAAGTAAGCGCAGGTTAGGGAGATAAATTATGGCAATAAATACACCAAACGGGTACTCATTCGTGGGTGGTCAGCTTGTAAGGGACGATGGGACAGTAGTCCCTGGCTCCCAGACGAACAGTACCCCAAGTAAGGGGACTACACCAGAAGATGTAGCAGGGGCACAAGCGGGAGGTGCAGCAAATATGGCAGCTTGGGAAGCACAAGATTCAGCTGATCAAAACTTAGATAATGTAGATTCATTTATAAAAGGTAGGCAGGACTTACCATCCTCGGCATTGGCAGGTACAATTGAGGAGATATCTCCAGCTGCGCCAGCGGCTCCAACGCCAGCACCAGAGGAAACTATGAAATCAGATTATGTAAATAAGGCAACTGATACAGTAGCCGGACAACTAGGTTCTATACTCAATACTGATTCTCAATTAATGCAGAGGGTATCAGGCTCTTCTGCATTAAGATCAAATCAAGGAGGTATGCTTGGTACTGCAGCAGCTATTGGTGCAGGACAAGGAGCCTTGATTGATAGAGGGCTACAAATAGCTACACCTGATGCTGCTATGTATGCAGAGCGGTCAGCAATGGATAAAGCCTTTGGACAACAGATGGACTTAGGGGAGAAGCAGCAGGAGTATACCCTTGGCCAAATGGGTACACAAGCTGGGTATGATACTGCAGCTAGGTCACAGGCACAAGACTTCTCAATGATTCAAATGGATCAAGCCCAAACTAATCAGTTAGAATCAATGGCTAAAGATTTTGGTTATAGTGAGAAACTTGCTAATACTCAGAACAAGTTCAACGAAATGATGATGGATAAGAAGTATACCCAGGATGATAAGGTCCTGATGATGAGTGGGGCTAAGGATATTATGGCATCCTTCTTATCCTCCGTAGTAACAGCTCAAGGATCCTCAGACTTTACACCAGAGGAGTATGAAAAGGCCGTTGATAATTATGAAGCTGAGATGGAAACTTATGCTGCCATTTGGGGTGATGCTGGATCTAATATTAGTTTCACACTTACATCTACAGATTAGTCAGGGACAGCAACAAAAGTAACTAAGTAAAGGAGATAAGGTATGGGAGCATTAGATGGGTACACTTACGAGACAGAGGACTTTGTAGATCAAGGCCCCTCTTTTGATAACCAGTATGAGGATGCTGGGTATACATATGAGACAGAGAACTTTGTAGAGCAAGAAGATGATGGTTATAGTTATACAGATGACTATGGCACAGAGGAGGTATATGAGGATTGGGTAGACACTGAGTATACAGGACAGTTTGACACCTACGAACTTGGTGGTTCAGAGGATGTAGAGGATCCATTCAGTGATTATACCTTAGGTGGTAAAGAGGAAACAGAACCCTACGAGGACTATGGCCCAGTAGTAGAAGGTTTATTCTGGGGTGATAGTGAAGAAAGTAATGATTTTATGAATGAAATGCTTTCTGGGGATAAGGATGGAGGAGTCATGGGCTTCCTCAAGTCCCTAACTGAGAACAAGGCACTGATGTCTATCCTAGCTTCCGCAGGTATAGCTGGACTAAAGGCTTGGTCAGCAGCTAAGAATAAGCCAAGCACTAGAAAGAGTGGTGGATCAAGTAAAGCAGACCCTACCTCAGCTGTAGGT